CGTTTGGTTAGGCGATACTACATCTTTAGATGCTGAGTTAGTTCACTTTGATGGATTGAAAAAATTGTTAGAAGCAGATTCAGCGGTATTGAAAACTACAACAACTTACGCTTCTTTGACAACTTCAAACGCATATAGTGCAGCTTACGAAGTGTTCACTAAGATTCCAGCTGAAATCTTTGACAACCAAGTTGAGGTTCAATTATTCACAGGTCGTACTGAGGCTTTAGCTATTATCTCTCAATGGAATACAGCTAACGCATATGATAGAATCACTTACACTTCTGAGGGTGGTGCTATTCGTTTCTTATTGCCACAAACAAATGTAGAAGTTGTTACACTTCCAGCTTTGGATGGTAAAGGTGATATTTTCGCTGTACCTACTTCATTAGTATTCTTAGGTACTGATTCACGTGAGGATGAGAATTTTGATATCAAATACGATGCTTACAATGAGAAGTTGAAAGTTGACACTTCTTTCAGATTAGGTGTACAATATGTATTTCCTCAGTATTTCGTAAGATTGAAAAAAGCATAATTATTAATTGAAGGGGTGTAAAAGCCCCTTTATAAAACTTTATATATATGTGTGAGATTTTAAGTGGATTCAATACTCTAAATTGTGACTCCGTTGGTGGTGTAGCTACTTGGTATATTGGTTCTTTAAGAGATGAAGCAACAGGAGCAGCTAATTATACATACTCTCGTACAGATGGTTCGTTAACTGCAATGGCAAACGTAGGATTGAAATTGTTCTATACAATCACTGTTGATGTTGAAATGAGTGATTTTTCAGTTAAATCAATCGGTACAAGAGAAAATGCATCAAGCGGTTTTGAAATTGCTGGTAATATCAAACTTGCTGGAAACACCGCTTCGATGATACAACAATTAGAAGACTTATCTAAAGACAGACTTTGTTTAATTGCTACTCTTAATGATGGTAGTTTAGAAGTGTTAGGTTTAGATAATGGTGTTAAATTTAATTTTGAACGTACATCAGGGTCAAAGTTCGAAGAAATGAACGGAGTTACATTAACATTTGCAGGTAAGGAAAAAAAGAATGCACCGAAGGTAAGTTCTGTTATTGCAGCAGCTTTATTAGTGTAATTTGATTAGATTATTAATTGAAGGGGGTTGTAATTAGCCCCCTTTTTTATTATGTTAAATATGGAATATAAGAAAGAATTTGAAAATAGCAACGTATATATAGACAAATTGAAATGTTTTATGTTGTGTAACGAAGAAAATAAAGAAATTTTAGCTAAATTTATACCTATAATCTTTGAAAATGATGTTAATACTAAGGCAAGCGAGCCTAAACCAAGTCGCGTTAACGTTAAGCGAAAAACAAAATGATTTAAATCCTGAGATTTGGTTGTTTAGATTTATTAATGAGCAATCAAAAGAGGATTATTTTTGCAACTTAACAGACCTTTCAGGTTCACAAGATAGGTTCAATTTGTTTCATTTAATCGAAGGTACAAGCGTAACTTTACCATTAGGTGAATATACCTATGAAGTGTATCAAATGCCTATCACAGCAAGTAATATTTACGCAAATGGTTTACTTTGCGAAAGTGGTAAAGCACGCGTAAAGACTGCAACTACTTCACCTTATCCAACTTATTACAATACACCAACAACACGCAAGATTTATGAGTGAGAATTACATATTTAGAGAGGCTAAAATTCCAATGCCTACTGAAAAGCAGAAAGCTGGACAACAATGGGTTGCGTGGGGTGAAGATAACTTGTACCCTCAATTTCTTGTTGGGTTGTATTACAATTCAAGCATACATCAAGGTATCGTAAATTCAAAGGTTAAATACATTTCTTCAAATGGTTTAGATTCTAAGACTACGGATGTTGCAAAATGGGATTTAATTAAGAAGAACGGAAATGCACCTTTCTCTTTGGACGAAATTTCAACAATGATTTGTAAAGACTTTGAGTTATTGGATTCTTTCGCTATTTTATTCAAGAAAAACATTATTTCAAAGTTTTGGGATATGCACCATATCTCAGCTGAGTTGATTCGTAAGGGTGAAACAAGCGAATACTTCTACTATTCTGAAAATTGGAAAGAACGCAACCAAACGGAAGAAAAAACAGGCTTCAAAAAGATAAAAAATATTGAGGATGTTACAGACCAGGATAACGAATGTGTTTTATACGTAAGCTCACGAAGTAAACAACATATAGTAGATGAAAAAACAGGTATGCTAACGAAATCTGTATATCCTATCCCTTCTTATAGTGGGTGTATCAATTCTATCATGGCATCTATTGAAATGAACTATTTCAGATATTCCGAAGTGGTTAATTCTTTCAAAGGTGGCACAATGATTAACATTCCAACAGGAGCACCTGAGAATGAACACGACAGGAAAAAATTAGTTAACCAACTTAAAGGAGAAAGCACTGACCGAGATAAACAAGGGGGTATTATTGTAACCTTTTCAAGAGGTTCGGAAAACGCACCAACAGTTACACAAATAGGCGGTAATAATCTTGACCAAAGATACTTGTTAACTCAAGAAAGTATCATTGATGATATTATGGTTGGTCATTCCGTTATTAGCCCTTCTTTATTCTCTATTAAAACAGCTGGTCAATTAGGCGGTTCGAGTGAATTAGAAACCGCATATGCTTTGTTTATGTCTAACTACGCAAGTGAAAGACAGAAAATAATTACAGATGCAATTTCTTATGCTCAATACTTATTAAATTCTTTTAGTGGTGAAATATTCTTTATAGATAAAGGTTTCTTTTTGACTAAAAAAGTTGAGCAACCACAAGTACAACAACTAACTAAACAAATGAGTGATGAGGATGTAATCAACTTATTTTCTCAATGTGGAAGGTCAGAATATAAAGAAGTATTTTCACGTGAAATAAACGATTTTAGCGACTTAGAACGTACAGAAAAAGAATTGCTAAGCAAACATACCTTTGCTGATAATTTAACCGCTTTACAAACTAAAATCTTATCAATGATTAACAATGGTGAAAGCTATGGTGCTATTGTTAAGGCAAGTGGTGAAAGTGCTACAATTGTTACAAGAAACTTAATCGAGCTTGAAAAATTAGGAATGATTAAAGGCTTTGAATTAACACCAAAAGGTACGCAAAACACTAAGGGTGTTTCATTCGAGGTTGTTTACCAATATAGAGAAAGAACGGATGCACCAAAATTAAAAGAAGGCGGAGAAAGTAGACCTTTTTGCAAGTCATTAGTTGAGCTTAAAAGAGTGTTCACACGTGAAGAAATTAACGGAATAACAGCTAAATTAAGAGCTAATGGAATTGATAGGGATGTATGGCAATATAAGGGTGGGTGGTACACAAATCCAAACACAAATGTTCATACACCTTCATGCAGACACACGTGGTTTCAAATCGTTATAAATCAATAAGTTATGGCAGTACATTTAATATCTACGACAAATTTAAAAGCACTATCTTACATTTCTTCAAATGTTGATGATTTGCTATTAACTACTTTAATAACACGAGTACAAGATACGGTACTCGAAAGTATTTTAGGTTCATCTTTATTCAACCGATTATTAGAAGGTGTTGATGCAGATGATTTAAACGCAAACGAAACGGAATTACTTAACACGTATATCACACCTTGTTTAGTAGCTTCTGTTGAGGTTAGAGCAACGGATATGACTACATTAGAGCTAAGACAAATCGGAGTGGCTAAGGTTAGTTCAGAAGGTGTACAAAACGCAAATGAAAGCGAGTTAAATCGAGTTAGTAATTCTTTGAAAAAAGACTATAACTTTTATCGAGAAAGGTTAATTAGGTTCTTGAAACTTAATAACGAGTTGTTTCCGGAATATACTTCTTATTATAACTATTTATATCCGTGCGACAGCTCACTAAATCAAATCAATCCTGACGCTGGGAAGTCAGATGTTAATATCACTTTCGCATGATCACAAGTGTTAACCGACTTTCAGCAGAATTAGAAGCTATACAAGAAGCTCACTACCAACTAAACTCATTTTATTTTGGTGAGTTCAATTTGGCTTTACAAAAACGCGATTTAGAATACCCATTATTGATTTGTGATTACAACAGCGGTTCTATTAACATTTCAAACACTTCTATTCAACTTTTCGTAACGATTTGTGATAAAGTATATAAGGACAATTCAAATTTGTTAGAAACGAAATCCGATACGCTTCAAATATGTAGAGATGTTTTTAATGTGATGAAAAAATCACAACGTTGGAATGAAATAGGACGAGTAACACAAGGTAACGTTAATTCATTTGTTGAACGTGGTAAAGATGAGGTTGCAGGTCACGTTATGAATGTAACTATCGAGCTTCGAGATAGCAACGGAATTTGTAACTTACCTTTAAATGGTTATGACTTTGGCGGTGGTGCTTCTTATGGTTGCGACCCAGCACTAATCGTTAATAGTAACGGAACTTATTCGCATAGCATAGCAAGTGGAGATACTTTTACACTTCCAAACATGGAATTTGAAGTTTATGTGAGCGGAATTTATAAAGAATTAGTAACTTTAATAACCTTAGATAACTAAAAGATGGCAAACGAGATTAATATATACGTAAATAAGACCGATTTAGGGCTTAATAATGTTGACAATACAAGCGATTTAAACAAGCCAATTTCAACAGCTACACAAACGGCTTTAAATGGTAAAGAAGATGTTTCTAACAAGTCAACAAGTACAAGTTTAGGAACTTCGGACACTCTTTACCCTTCGCAAAACGCGGTTAAAACCTACGTAGATACGAATATGGGTGCGTTTGATACTATTTCAACACCGCAAACAGCTACTTTAGAGTTTAGATTTGATAAGAAACACATACACGCGACAACAGGTTTAGGTGGTGCATTAGCTCCATTGACAGGGAGTATAACTTTGTACGCTGGTGCGAATATAGTTAACGTTACTTCTATAATGTTGCACAATGATAGTGTTGAACCTACGTTCTCAAGTGAATTTACACGCAGTGCTGATAGTTTGCCTTATATAACAGGTCAAGATAATGTAATTGTAGCGACCATGGTTAATCAATACCCTACGAAAGTACTTTACAAAATCTTAAGAGGTGGTACGAATATCTACGGAACGTTTTTAACAACATCTTTAAAAGGTGCTATTAATGGTTTAGCTGAATTAGATGGTTCAGGAAAGGTGCCAAGTGGTCAACTACCTTCTTATGTTGATGATGTTGTTGAGGTTGCTAATTTCGCTGCATTACCTGTTACGGGTGAAAGCGGTAAGATTTACATAACCTTAGATAACAACCTAACATTCAGATGGAGTGGTTCGGCTTATGTTGAGATAAGCTCAAGCCTTGCACTTGGTGAACTAAGTACAACAGCTTACAGAGGGGATAGGGGGAAAACAGCTTACGACCATTCTTTATTAACAACAGGAAACCCTCACAACGTTACAAAGTCAGATGTAGGGCTTTCAAATGTTGCGAATAGTGATACAACAACAACTGCAAATATTACGGATAGTTCAAACAAAAGGTTTGTTACGGATGCGCAACTAACTGCAATAGATAATTCAGCAACTAAAAACGTTGTGTTAGATAGAAAAACATCTTCTTATACATTAGTAGCTACCGATAATAACAAACTAATAGAATATAATTCTGCAACCCCTGTTAATAACACAATTGATAGTGGTGTTTTTATCGCTGGAAATCAAATTTTAGTTGCTCAATACGGTGCTGGTCAAGTTACATTCGTAGCAGGTTCAGGAGTTACGTTACGTAGTGCAAGTGGTAAACTAAAATTAACAGGGCAATACTCAGCAGCAACGATTGTAGCAATTTCAGCGAGTGAATTTTACATATTTGGGGATTTAACAGCGTAATTTATGTGGATAGCAAGGACTGGAATAATAAGTAGTGGGGGGTTTACACCTGTTGTAAGTAGTGGGTTAATACTTAATTTAGATGCTTCAAATACATTATCTTATAGTGGTAGTGGCACTACATGGACTGATTTATCAACAACAGGGAGTAACGCTACCTTAATAAATGGAGTAGGTTATACTTCGTTAAACAATGGATCATTAACATTTGATGGTGTTAACGATTACATAAATGGTGGTACAAATGACATCTTCAACTTTACCAACAACACGCAAGATTTACCATTTACAATGACGGGTTGGTGTTATAGAAATGTTTTAGGAACGTTTATTTTATTAAACAAAGGTGATATAGGCGTAGCAAACTACGAAGCGTATGCTATAAACTTTACTTCAGATGATAAATTAGGAGTTTACTTATACGATGGTTCGGGTGGAAAGGGTTCTTTTTTAACGACAAATACCACGTTTACTAACAACACATGGTATAATTGGTGTGTAACATATGCTGGTAACAATGGCAATGAGCCTAACTCTTACAACTACATCAAAGTGTATATAAATGGGGTTTTACAACCTACAACAGGTAGTACTTACGGAGGTTATGCTCGAATGAGATATTTAAATGCGGACAACCCTCTATGGTTGGGTTCGTTTGGTAGCACAGGAACTTATAGCTTCATTCAAAACAATGGTAAAATTGCTCAATACTTAATATATAATCGAGTATTAACAACAACAGAAATAACACAGAATTTCAACGCAAAACGTTCGCTGTATGGAGTATAATGATAATATATATGTAACAATATTAACAATTAATGCAGTTGCATTAGGTGTTAGTGAGAATAAGAGAAAGTCAAATGATGGAAGTATCACTATTTTGGAATATTCTAAAGATGAGATAATTCCTCAAAATATATTAAACGTGGTTATTAACACAATGACACATCAGGAAGCGTTACAGCTAATTATTAGCGACTCATGGAAAGCAATTGAACTGCCTAAACATTAGAAAATGAACGAAATAAAATATATACTTGAGCAACTACGAAAAACTAAAACGATTGTCATTATAATACTACTTGTTGCTTTTGTATTGTTTTATTACAAACCACTTATAACAGAAGTAGTTACAATTAAGGTTAAGAAGCCAGACGAAGTTAAAAAAGACCTTAATAACAACGTGTTGATTCAGCAAATGTTGAATGATTTGTTGGTTAAATACAAGGCTGATAGGGCTTACATATTTCAGTTTTCTAACAATATCATATATTACGATGGATCACATAGAAATCATACATCAATGAGCTTTGAAACGTGTGCAAGTGGTGTTAGCTATGAATCGAGGGAACTTCAGAAACTTCCTGTTAGCTTATTTCCTATCTTTTTACAAGAAATAATGCTTGATAAATGTATTTACACTGACGTTGACAGCCTTCAAGAAACATCTACTCGATTAGCTCTGAAGAAACAAGGTATTAAATCTTTAATTGTAGCACCTTACTTCTTAGATGGTTATTTCGTGGCTTATATTGGGCTTGACTACGTTAAGGAATACAATGATTTAGATTTTAGTTACCATGATTTTAAGCAGAAAACAAACGAAATAGGACGAATTTTAACCGAACAATAATATGAAAACAATAAAACAAAGATGGAACGCTAAAACACCTGTTTTTTGGAAACGTGTCCAAACAATAGGCTTATCACTTGCTGGTATTAGTAGCGTAATTTTAACCGCTCCAGTTAGCTTACCTGTTGGTGTAGTTACCTTAGCAGGTTATTTAGCAACCGCAGGCGGTGTTATAGGGGTGTTATCACAATTAACTATTGAAGGAAATGGATAAGCTAACTATCGAAAGAATCCAAAAGGCACACCCTATCATTAGAAAGGAATTAGAAGCCTTATACATTGAATGTAACAACCTTTTACCAAAAGGTGTAAGACTAAGGTTTTCGAGTGTGTTTAGAAGTGTTACAGAGCAGAATGCTTTATATAACCAAAGACCAAAGGTTACAAACGCACGTGGATTTCAATCAATCCATAATTATGGTTTAGCTTTTGATTACGTTATATTGCTCGACAAAGACAATAACGGAACGTTTGAAAGTATTGAATGGAATGTAAGTAATAAGTATCACAAACAAGTGATTGCGTTCTTTAAATCGAAAGGCTACGAATGGGGTGGGGATTTTAAATCATTCCCTGATTTTCCTCACTTCCAAAAAACATTTGGTTTAATGTGGCAACAATTAAAGTCACGTGTTGACATTGGAATGACTATTGTAGACAATGGTATTACTTATCCAAAAATATAACTATATTTGTAACGCATAACTTTTGATTTAAATTTTCATTAATAGCGAGTAATTAATTTATTCGCTATTTTTGTTTTATGAAGTTAGCAGCATTAGAACAAGCCTTGCAAGGTATCACAGAATACAAAGTATTAAAATTTCACTTTGGTAAAATAGATCAACCGAACAAATTTATTGAAACACACCTACAATTTCTTAAATCAAATCCTAAAAAGAAAAGATATTTACCCTATTATACAAGATTACTTGAATTTTATCGCTCTAATAAGTAATTGATTATCAACTAAAAGTAAAAAAGAATGTAAAATTAATTACACTTATTGCGTTTATATGTAATTAATGTGTATATTTGTAAGACGGAAACGATAAATAATAAGAGTTATGAAAGATGAAAATAATGATATAGTTATTTTATGTCCTAATGGTATAGCAAAATTTTACCATTCAGATGGTACAAGAAATTCAGAGCATCCAGAAAGTTTTTACAGACCAGAAGATGTTGAAAAATTAAAAAAAGATTTTATAGTTAAATATTCAGAAAACTTATGGAAATAAAAATATACACAGTCATACCTTACTTTTCTTGTGGTGTTGAGGTGTTTCAAATGATGTTAAATCTTTTACAATATATGAAGATGCTGAAGAGTATGGTTATGAATTTAATCGTATAATGGGTAATAAATATGATATTGTTGAAAGCGAATTATTATTAAATAAATTAAATAAATTATGATTGAAGTAGTAATAGGTTATTTCTTAATGCGAGTATGTATGAAGATTGACGAAGTGATTAAGTATGAAATGAAAGTTAAGAAGAACTTAGAAAATGGGAAGAAGTTGTTTATTGATGATAGACCTAAATATATAAACGTATGACACCAAAAGAGAAAGCATTACAAATATGTCAAAGAATGGGTTTGATTACATTTGATAAAGGTTGGAATAATGGAAACACTTTACCATTAGAAGTAGCTAAAGAATTTGCAAATGTTGCCTTAGATTATTTAATTACAGAAGCTGAAACAACAGAGGCTTTTGATTATTGGGAGGAAGTAGCAGAAGAAATACAAAGATTATGAATAAAGAAAAAAAACTTATAGGTAAAGATTTACCTTCAAGAATAGCCTTTAAAGATATATCAGAATATTTAAGAAGTTTAGAGCTTGAAATAATTGATAAAAATGGTGATGTATGGGTTGTAACCCCAAACAGGATGGCTAATAAAGACACAAGAAAGATGAATCTAAAATTAGGTGTTCACAAATTAAACAAACAAAAATGAAAGATTACTTTGATATAAGCATTCCAATTATCTACGAATGGAAAATGATGCGTAGAGTTGCTATAAATCGCTTACAAGCCACAGGAATGACGTTAAAAGACATTTCAGAGGTATTAGGAATGAGTTACAAGAACACGTGGCAACAATCAAACAAGCACATCGATAAAGAGATTGACTCGATGTTTAATTTTTACTTCTCAAAGGGTAGATATCCGATAAGAGAAGGTAACCGCACAATTTGGAAAGTATGCAAATAAGAGTGATAAAATGCGAGGATAAAACTAAATGGTATTCTGATTTAGTAGGTTTAGAGTTCGAAGCAAAGAAAATAGATACGCACGGAAGGGCAATTTTAATACTTTGTATTCTGTGATACCTTGCAAGGCTTGTTCTAATGCTGCTAACTTCATAAAACAAAAATAGCGAATAAATTAATTACTCGCTATTAATGAAAATTTAAATCAA